GAGGCGCCAAGCCAGAAGTTAGACCAGGCAAAATGATATTGACCAATGGAGATCCCAGAGAGGTGCTTCAGCCATTTAACTTTGGTCAGGTAGGTCAGATTACGTTTGCACAGGCTGGTGCATTACAACAAATGGTTCAGCAAGCTACTGGGGCAGTTGATTCCGCGGGTATCGCTGGGCAAGTTAATGGAGAGTCAACAGCGGCAGGAATCAGCATGTCGCTCGGCGCTTTGATTAAGCGACATAAACGCACACTAATTAACTTCCAGCAGTCCTTCTTGATCCCGTTTGTTAAGAAGGCCGCACATCGGTACATGCAATTTGATCCTGAGAATTACCCTGTTGCCGACTACAAGTTTAATGCTAGTAGTACACTGGGCATTATTGCTCGTGAATACGAAGTTACTCAGTTGGTACAGTTATTGCAGACTATGGGTAAAGACTCACCGCTTTATACAACATTGATTCAGTCTGTTGTAGACAACATGAATCTGTCTAATCGTGAGGAACTGCTTGCGGCAATGACTCAGGCTATGCAACCGAATCCTCAAGCACAACAAATGCAAATGCAGGCGCAACAAGCGCAGTTGCAATTCCAGCAGTCACAGACTGCGGCTCTATCTGCGCAGGCACAAGAGTCTGCGGCTAGAGCGCAAAAACTTGCGGCTGAAGCGGCTGTTGTTCCGCAAGAACTTGAAATTGACAAGATCAATGCAGTTACTAGAAACTTGCGTGAAGGCGATCAAGAAGACAAAGAGTTTGAGCGTCGTATGAAGATTGCCGACACACTACTTAAAGAGAAGCAAATACAAGGAAAAGAGAATGTTAACAGACAGAGAACTCCAAATGATTTACAGCAGGCTCAACTCCCAAATGGAGCCGCTGGTACGCCAAGTCCAAGAACTCCAGGCCAAGGTGGAGGCTTTAACCAATGAGCAAGAAGGATCCCCGACTCGAACGCGCAGGCGTAAGCGGGTTCAACAAACCGAAGAGAACGCCCAGCCATCCCACTAAATCACATGTTGTAGTTGCAAAGCAGGGTGATAAGATCAAGACAATTCGTTTTGGTCAGCAGGGAGTTAAAGGTGCAGGCAAGAATCCTAAAAGCGCAAAGGATAAAGCGAGGAAAAAAAGCTACTACGCCCGACACAATGCCCAAGACGCAAATCCCAGTAAGTTATCTGCGCGTTATTGGTCGCATAAGGTCAAGTGGTAATGGCTAAAGGCGTCAAGCATTACAAGCGTGACGGCACCGAATATAAAGGTAGCTCACATAAAATGCCAGATGGCTCGCTCCATTCTGGCCAGACTCATGGTAAAACGTCGGTAAAACTGTTTCATTTTGATGATCTCTCGCAGAGAGCAAAGGAGAAGGCAATGCCTGGTTATGGAATGAAGTCAATGAAGCCCAAAAAGAAAAAGCCTGCACTACCTAAGCGTGGTCAGCGCACAATGACTAATCGAAAGAAAAAGAAGTAGTCATGCCTAAAGCAAAGGCAAAGCCTAAAAAGAAAAGCACGATACCTGATAACGTAAAGAACAAGGCTCTTTACTCGCGGGTAAAGTCTGAGGCTAAGCGCAAGTTTGATGTCTATCCCAGTGCGTATGCTAATGCTTGGTTAGTTAAGACCTATAAAAAACGTGGTGGCACTTATGGCTAAAACGAAAGGCGGTCTTACTAAGTGGTTTAAAGAAGAGTGGGTTGACGTTAAGACTGGCAAACCTTGCGGTCGTAAGTCTGCCAAGAAAAGCAAGCGCCCCTACCCTTCTTGTAGGCCAAAAGCAGTAGCGGCTAAAATGACTGCGGCAGAAAAAAAGTCTTCGGCAAAGCGCAAGACTGGCCCTGCCAAGATTAAACATGCTGTAACGGCTTCGGGTCGTCGCAGAAAGACAACCAAAAAAGCCTGACATTTTTTAAAAACCGTGCTACAAGGCACATAATCAACGAAAGAGAGATAAAATTTATGACGCCTGAACTTGAGGAGTACTTTACTAACTACAACGAACTGTTTAACCATGCTGGGTTTAAGCAGTTAGTAGAAGAGCTAGCCAACAATGCAAGGCAATTAGCTGATCTTCAAACAGTTAAAAACGAGGAGGAGTTGTTCTATCGCAAAGGCCAGGTTGCCGCTCTAGCTACAGTAATCAACTTAGAAGCAACGATTACTGCGGCGCGAGACCAAGCCGAAGCAGAGCAACAAGAAGAGTTAGATGTATAAGATATATGACTTCCGCTGTGAAAACGGTCATGTATTTGAAGAGATGGTAAGCAAAGGCATTACAACCAGTAGGTGCGGTTGTGGTGCCAATGCTACTAAAATGCTGTCAGCGCCTAAATGCGTACTCGACGGATCTAGTGGGGACTTTCCAGGTCGCCACATGAAGTGGGTGCGGGAACATGAAGAAGCTGGCAGAAAACGTAAATCTCCAAATGGAGTTTAATTATGTCTAGAGCAACGATGATTGATCCGCACCTCGAAGAGGAGAATGCGGAAAACATCGAAAACGAAGTCCAAGAGACTCAGCAAGCTGAAGCAGAGCAATCTGCTGATGCCGTTGAGCAGACTCAAGACGCGGTAGAGCAAGACACTGACGACAATATTCCAGAGCAATACCGAGGTAAATCTCTGAAAGAAGTTGTTCAGATGCACCAAGAAGTTGAAAAGGTGATGAGTCGACACTCTAACGAAGTCGGTGAGCTTCGTAAGATAGTGGATGAGTACATTACTACTCAAACACCATCGCCAGCACCTCAACAGAATGTTGAGCCTGAAAGCGATATTGATTATTTTACGGATCCTCAAGGAGCTGTTAACAGAGCAATTGAGAACCATCCTAAGATTAAAGAGGCCCAGAAATACACTGAGGACTACAAGAAGCAAGCGGCGTTAGCGGCTTTGGGTAACAAACACCCAGATATGCAAACAATACTTGCCGATCCGAAGTTCGCAGATTGGATTAAAGGGTCAAAGATTAGGACTCAATTATTTGTGCAAGCCGACCAACAGTATAATGCTGACGCGGCTGATGAACTCTTTTCTCTCTGGAAAGAAAGAAGGGTAGTTGCTCAGCAAACCGTTAATGTTGAAAAACAGGTGCGTAAGCAACAGCTACGGGCGGCTAATACAGGTAAAGCTCGAGGCAGTGCTGAAAAGACCGCAAAGAAACAGTATCGCAGGGCCGACATCATTAAACTAATGAAAACAGACCCCGAGCGTTACCAAGCCCTGTCAAATGAAATTTTTCAGGCATACGCAGAGGGTCGAGTCAAATAATCTGAAAGGAGATTGACATGGCTACTGCAACTTACCCAGGCGCGGCTGGTAATACCGCGAAGACAGAAGCGGCTACGTTTATTCCAGAAATCTGGAGTGACGAGATTATTGCCGCTTACCAAAAGAACCTGAAGATGGCTCCGCTTGTTAAAAAGCTGGCTATGTCAGGCAAGAAAGGCGACAAGCTTCACATTCCTAAGCCCACTCGTGGTGATGCGAATGCGAAAGCGGCTGACACTGCGGTTACTATCATCGCAAACACAGAAAGCGAATTGACTGTCGACATCGATCGTCACTTCGAATACTCGCGTCTTATCGAAGACATCGTAGAAGTTCAGGCTCTTTCTAGCCTCCGTCAGTTCTACACTGAAGATGCGGGTTACGCGCTTTCAGTGCAGGTTGACAATGACCTTCACGCGGCGGGTACTGGCTTTGGTGATGGTGGTGCTGTTGTATTTAGCCCGGCGGCTACTGACTATCAGCACACTGGTTGCTTCTTTAATGACGCTGGTACTACTACTCAGTATACCGACGACACTATGGTAGCGGCTGACGTGTTTACTGATGCTTTCTTCCGTGACATGATCCAGAAGCTTGATGACAACAACGTGCCTATGGACGGACGTTCGCTTGTTATTCCTCCTTCGGTTCGTAATACCATTATGGGCATTGACCGATACGTGTCTTCTGACTTCGTAACGGGTCAAGCAGTTAACTCTGGCCTTATTGGTAACTTGTACGGCGTAGACATCTACGTTTCTGCTAACTGCCGAACTATCGAAGCGGCGGCTGATAACACAGCTTCTTCTGTCGATACTCGCGCGGCACTTTTGTTCCACTCTGACGCTATCGTCATGGCAGAACAGCAAGCTGTACGTTCGCAGACTCAGTACAAGCAGGAATACCTCTCAACTCTGTACACGGCTGACTGCCTGTATGGTGTTCAGGTATACCGTCCTGAAGCTGGTTTCGTACTCGCAATCGCTGAGTAATGATACCTGGCCCCCTTCGGGGGGCTTTTCTTCTTCTCGTATATTTTCTGCAATAGGAACCTCAGATGTCGAACTACTCTAAGACCACAGACTTTGAAGCTAAGGACTCGTTACCTACGGGCGACTCAGGAAAGATTATCCGTGGCGCTGAATTTGAAACTGAGTTCGATGCAATCTCCACAGCTATTGCAACTAAAGCTGACACAGCAGGGCCTACGTTTACCGGAACCCTGACTTTTGAAACTATTTCTGACGGAACCATTGGTGTTACTGCCTTTGTCGATGAAGACAACATGGCATCTAACAGTGCAACTCTGGTTCCTACACAGCAGTCCGTAAAAGCGTACGTTGACTCACAAGTCACTGCACAAGACCTAGACTTCCAAGCTGACTCTGGTGGTGCGCTTAGTATTGATCTAGACAGTGAGACCATGACGTTTACTGGCGGCACTGGCATTACTACTGCCGGCTCAGGTAATGACGTTGAGTTTGCTATTGACTCTACTGTTGCCACGTTGACTGGCTCACAAACACTTATTAGCAAGACGCTTACGTCTCCTGTACTAAATGG